TAATACAAGTAATTTAAATTTTAAACATAATAAATTATTTTATTTAAATTATGAGTTAACACCACAATTATTAAATAATATATATAATGAATATAATGAATATATATTAAATAATATTAAATTATATGATGGTGTATTAGATTTAATAAAATATATAAAAAATTTAGGTAAAAAAATAGGTATAATAACTAATAATTTATTAGAATTACAATTAAAAAAACTAGAAAAATTAGGTATATTGAATTATATAGACTGTATTATTACGAGTGAAGAAGCACAATATGAAAAACCACATAAAAATATATATCAATTAGCACTAGGAAAAACTAATATGAAAAGCGAACAAGTATGTATGATAGGAGACTGTTTAGAACATGATATTTATGGTTCTATTAATTGTGGAATATTTGCTTATTATTTTAATAATAATAAAAATTATAATGGATATACTATACATAATAATTTTATAGAGTTCTCAAATCATATGATATTAGTCGTCTTATTTAAAAATATTTATGCTTATTCTAATGATTTTATAAAATTATCAATAAAATATGGACAACATTTAGGTTTGACACAATATAATGGTGGTAATATATCAATTAAATTAGATGATATTATTTTAGTAAAATCCTCGGGATATGAATTGGGTAATATGAATAAAGATGGTATATCATATATTAATAACAATATACTTATTAATATTAGTGATGATAAACAATCGGTACCCATAATATATGGTAAAAAACCATCTATTGAATGTTATTTTCATTCAATATTAAAAAAGTATGTTGTTCATATACATCCAGCATTTATTAATGCTATACTATGTGATATGAACGCAAAAGAAATTATAAGTAATATGTATTTTGAGTATAATATACTTATATTAGATTATATAAAACCAGGTATTGAAATTAAAAAAGAAATTGTTAATAAATATAATAATCACGATATAATTTTTTTACTAAATCATGGTATTATTATTAATTCAAATAATATTAACGAATTAGATAATATTATATATCATATACTTAGTAAATTTAACTTACATAATATTATTAATAGTATTAAAATAAATAATATATATAACTATCCTGTTTCAGTCTATGAAACTTATAATAGTATAATAATAAATAGAATATCTTATACATTTTTTAATGTATGTCCTGATTATACATTATATTTAAATAAGCCTTATTTATTTGATAAAATAGATGATTATATTAGTAATTTTAATAATATAAAGATACCATGTATTTGTAAGGTTGATAATATTATTTATATAATAGGATATAATATAAAACAATGTAAATATTTAGAAGACTTATATTGTGCATATTTAATAACAACATATAATATAAATAATTATAAAACCCTAGATACGAGTGAAATAGATGATATTATTAAAAGAGATGATGAGAATTATAGAAAAAATTTATAGTTTATGTATATCATTGTATTATTTTATAGATGATCTTGTATACATATGTTCATATAATAAATATTATTAATAACTTTACCACTACAATTGATGAAAATGTTGCCAATCGTTTATCAGAGATAAAAAACAAATAAATTTATACAATGTAGAAGTCATATTTGTATTAAATATAAAATATATAATTCACACGAAAATAATTGTAAAAAAGATAAGATGATAAAATAAATAATGAATATTATTTAAATAAAGATATTTTACTAATGTTATATTTATAATAATGAAATATTTCTTAACATATGGAGATGATAAATATAAGCTATCTAAAGAACGAATAATGGAAGAAGCCCATAATATAGGTATATTTGATAAAATAATAGTAAAATCACATCAAGATTTACCAGATAACTTACCTAATATGACTAAAAAAGTATTAACATTACCAAGAGGTGGTGGTTATTGGATATGGAAACCAATTATAATAAAAAATGTATTAGATACAATGAATAATGAAGATATATTAATTTATGCTGACGCAGGATGTCATTTAAATAATAATGGTATAAATAGATTACATGAATATTTATCATATTTAACTAATGATAAGCCATTATTGCGATTTCAAATGGGTGCTATTGAATATAAATATACAAGTTCATCAATATTCAAATATTTTAATATAGCAAATGATGATAATATTACAACATCGGGTCAATATATGGCAACTTCATTTATTATTTTAAAAAATGAAATTAGTATGAAAATAATAAATGAATGGTATAATGTTGCTATAGAAAAACCATTATTATTCACAGATTTTTATAATAATATTGAAAAACATAATGAGTTTTGTGATAATAGACACGACCAAAGTATATTTAGTGTTATAACTAAAATATATATAGATAATGTATATACTTTACAAGATGAAACTTATCCATACAATCAAATATACCCGATATGTGCTAGTAGAATACGAGGTTAATATTTTATTTTTTTTTAAATTAATTATATAAATGAAGATTTGTATTAATTATTTTGGACAACCAAGAAAATTAGAAGTTATGGATGCTACTTTTAATACATTTTTAAATGATGATGAAAATGAGATTCATATATTATGGACTACTTGGAAAAGTGAAAATATTGAAGAATTTTTACGAATTTTTCCAAATTCATATATTAATCAGATTGATGAACCTGATATGAATGAATACAAAAATATTCTATATAACTATACATTAGACCATACAAATAGCAGGAAAAATATAATACATTATATTAAAGGATTATATGTAAAATATAAGGCATCTGAGACTATCGCAAATTATGAACAATATAATAAATTAAAGTTTGATATTGTAATAACCACAAGAACAGAAACATATATTAACTGCGCGGGTAAATTAAATAAGTATTATCAACAAATTATTAATAATGATAGTAATAGTGTATATGTTGCGTCTCATCCAACATTTGATATATATAACAATGGATCATATCCCGATGTTATGTTAATCTCTTCTTCAGATACAATGAAGAAGGCACTTACACAAATAAATGTAATTGATAAATGTAATGTAAATGGAACTAATTGGTTTCACCCTGAAACAGCATCATATAAATCACTTATTATATTGGGAATAAATATAATTCAATTAGATTTTTCAGCATTTTCACAATTACTTCAAATATATACATTATCAAATACGGGACCTTACAAATTTAATGGATTACATTATTAAAAAAATATAAAGTGCTATTATTTTTTATTATAATAATAAATATATAATACTTTAATTATAAATATAAATACTATTATTATACTTATAATTAAATGTCTATTCATTTAGTAGAATCTAACACAAATATACAAGGAACTTCATTAACTAATGAACCTATATATTTATTTCAACAATTTTTTATTCATAAAAGTAATGAGAGATATAATGAAATTAAACAATCTCTACGTCGTAATGTTCAATTGGGACTATTCAACAAAATATATCTATTAAATGAACGTATATATACTAATGACGAATTAGGTCTTACTGATAAAGAATTGAAATTAGTTAAACAGATAAATATAGGAACACGTATGATGTATTCAGACGTTTTTAAACAGTTTAGAGGTCTTGGTTTAAATGGATATATAGTTATAGCAAATTCAGATATATTTTTTGATAAAACTATAGAAAATCTTAATAAATCTTGTTTATCAACTACTAAATCATTTATGGCTCAATTGCGATATGAATATGATAGTAATGAAAAATTATTGATGAGACAAAAAATATTTGGACCTCGTCCTGACTCACAAGATGTATGGATATTACATTCTAATTATATTCCAAATAAAAAACAATTTCATATATTTGATATACTTTTAGGTAAGCCAGGATGTGATAATAAAATATGTTATTTATTCTACATATTAGGTTATAAATTATATAATGAACCATCATTTGTTAGAACATATCATTATCATAAAACACAAACACGTGATTATACTGCTGAAGATGTTATAGATAAACCGTTTTTATATTTATTTCCAAAAATATCACCTTATACCAATATTGAAAAATATATTAATGACCATATGAATGAACATTTTATGATATCAGTTAAAGGTAGTAATTATTTTATAAAGAATATTAAATCGCGAATATTACATAATCATTCTTCTAATAAATATTTAGGTGAATTCATTAAAAATAAATTAGACAAAAATGAACATTTTATAGTGCCACGTGTAGCGGGTGTTGAACATATGTTAGCTATGACAGCGAATAAATATTTAACTGATAGTAATTTTGATAAAATGAAAGAAGACCCAATTATTGGATTATTAGATAACATGCATAATAATGCGGGAATTAATATCAAAACTGAACATGACCTAATAGTATATAGTCAAACTTATTTAGAAGCTTTTAAAAATAGTGAATTATATTCAGTATGGGAACATTTTTCAAATGTTTATGAAACATATAATGGGGTATTTGCTGGATTACAAGATAAATTAACTAAGTTGTATTTAAGAGATAAATATTTATCATCATTCTGTTTTGATATATTTCATCATATATATGATAATCCGTGGACACATTATTTAAAAGGCAAAAGAGTATTAATAGTAAGTAATTTTATGGATACTATAAAGAAACAAATGAACCATATCAATGATATATATGGGATCAATTTATTTCCTGAATGTACATTCATATATGTTAGACCACCTCAAACTGCTTGTGGTAATGGTAGTGATGAACCCTGGTTATATCCATTCAAAAAATTATGTGATGATATATATGATATTCGGGACCAATTTGATATAGCTTTATGTAGTTGTGGTGGTTATGGAAATCCTTTATTAAACTTCATATATAATTTAGGTAAAAGTGCTATTTATGTAGGAGGTGTATTACAAATGTATTTTGGTATTATAGGCAGTAGATGGGAAAATGAGAGAGTAGATGTATTAAAAGCATTCAAAAATGACCATTGGAGAAGACCATTATTAAGTGAAATACCGGTAAATAAAGAAAGAGTAGAAGGAGGATGTTATTGGTAACTATATAATATAAAATTTATATATCATATATAAATGAAAGTATGTATTAATTATTTTGGACAGCCAAGAAAATTAGAAGTAATGAATATAACATATGATACTTTTTTAAAAGATGATAAAAATGACATACATATATTATGGACTACTTGGAAGAGTGAAAATATAAATGAGTTTATGACAATATTTCCAAATGCGTATATAAATCAGATAGATGAACCAAATATGGATAATTATAGTCATATTACTACAAAATATCGTATGGACCCTGGTAGTCCAAATAAAACAATTGACCATTATATAAAGGGGTTATATGTAAAATATAAATCATCTGACACTATATCTAATTATGAATATAACAATAATATAAACTTTGATATTATTATAACTACACGAATAGATACATATATTAATTCTTCAGGTAAATTTAATAAGTATTATGATGATATTATAAATAAAAATAGTGTATTTGTAGGTTCTGGACCGAAGTTTAATGTATATAATAATGGAGCATATCCAGATGTTATATCAATAGCGAAACCTGATATTATGAAAAAGTCATTAAATCAAATAAGTATTATAGATAAATGTAATGTAAATAATACTAATTGGTTTCATCCGGAAACTTCATTTTATAAATCATTTATAGCACAAAATATTAATGTAGTTGAATTAGACTTTTTGGCATTTCCTCAATTATGGGGTGTTAATTTACTCAACAATGGTCCATATAAATACAATGGTCAATACTATTAAATATTAAACATAAGTTATATGATAATAATTATAATGTTTACAGAAAAAGATATAAAAGACATTTTTTTAAATAAAGTTAAATTACCATCTACGTATTTTAAAAAATATGAAAATTTACCACAATGCCCTATAAAATCATGGAACTATGATTGGAGTAATCATGACTTTCCACGTAATTGGTGTGTTCTTGATTTTATTGAGTGGACTAATAAATATAACTTAAAAAATATAGAACATTTAGGTTATACTTATGAAGCAGATCCAGAATTAGAGTTTATAAATTCTAATAAAAAAACATTATTAGAATATCCTAAATATGATTTACATAAATTACCAGATAATTTAAATGATATATTTGATTTTTTTATATTTAATCAAACATTAGAACATTTATATGATCCATTTGAAGCAGTTAGACAAATTTATAAAATTATTAAATCAGGTGGCTATGTGTTTACATCAGTTCCTACATTAAATATACCGCATATGACACCTATACATTTTAATGGATTTACACCGATGGGTCTCGCTATGTTATTTAAAAAGGTCGGTTTTGAAATTATTGAAATAGGTCAATGGGGTAATTTTGAATATATAGTAAAATTATGGAAGTCTCATTATTGGCCTGGATATAAAGATTTGAATAAAAATAATATAATAACTAATGAAGAAAATAATGTATGTCAATGTTGGATTTTAGCGAAAAAAATATAAATTATATATATTATGAAACTATTTGTGATAAAAGATGGTATTGAAATTAATTATAATAAAAATGAAAAATTTATTGAAACTGTTTTTGGATTAGATGATAATAATAAATTAATTCAAAAAGCTATATTTCCCACTGAAATATATTTTGACAATATTAAATTTTATAAATTTATAGATAATGCTTTAGAACATAATAATATAGAACAAATAGACCATGGATTTTTATTATATTCATTCGCATACCAAATATCATATGGTCATTTTATGACTCAAACTATACCTAAATTATATGATTATTTAAATAATTATAAAAATTTTAAATTACTCATACCAGAAAATCATTATAATAATTTATATAAGGATATTATCAATATTCTTAATATTGATAATAATAATGTATATATACTAAAATCATATACTATATATAATATATTAAACTATACCACTGGTAAATTTTATGAAGTATTATCAAATATTAATGAATATAATTGGATATATACACAATTAAGAAATGGTTTAATGATAAAAAAACCAGAATATCGGCGCTATGTTTATTTAAAAAAAGACGGTATGGCAAATAATAATTATAATAATAACGAAACCGGTATTATACGCAAAATATTAAATGAAGATGAACTAATAGATAAATTGAAAACATATAATTTTGAAATTATTACATTAGGTGATAAACTATTAAAAGAGAAAGCTAAGCTATTAGAAGACATAGATATTCTTATTACTCAAAATGGAGCTAATTGTATGAATTTCATATTTTCAAATGGTCCTAAAAATATAATAATATTATCTAATAACACTCCAATTGGTGTTGATTTCTATTTAAATTACTGTGAAATATTGAATAATACAAAAATAAATCATTTATTGTTAACTTATCCATCCGACCCTAAATATAATGATATTACTAATAGATGGAATAATGCATTTACTGTAAATATTCAACAAATTGAAAATATTATAAATTCTTTAAAAAAAAATAAAAATTAGTTTATATACTCATTAGTTTATATAAAATAATCAATAGCTGTTTATACTTTACTTATTATATAATTATACATACCATCTAAAGTAAAATATTTTTTAATTTTTTCATATTCATCCCACATTTTATAATATTTATCTTCATCAATAGATTGTAATATATTAGGTAAATCATTAATATCTTTTATATTTATACTTATACAAAATTTAGTATAATCTATAATTTCCTTGTATGGTAACCATTCAATATCATCCCACACATAAATAGGTATAACACCCAATTTAAATAACTCATAGAATCGGAAGCTATTTTTACCATATCCACGTGGTGCTAATCCAAATTTAGATTTGTTGCTTATATGTATGTAATTATCTTGTTTATTAATATCAACTATAGGTGTCCAACTATCAGTAATACTTAACACAAATTGATTATTAGTTTTAAATGTATTAATCATATTACCACGTACTTTAATATGAGTATTTGTTCCAACAAAACTACATAAAATATTTTTATCATTAAATTTATTATTAATTTTTTTACTTTCAAGTAAATTATTATTGTCCTCATATATTAATGGTATTGGAATATTTCCAGAACATGCTCCAAATATAGTCGTATTATCTGGTAACTTTAGTTGAGGACCATCATCATATTGGACTACTGTAAAATATCCTTCATCGCAAGGATTATTAACTATCCATTCATCTAATTGTTTTTGTAAATAAAATTTATATTTTTCAAACCACGGTTCTAATTGAAAATTAGTCCATGGTAATGGAATATATTTTCTATTAGTTTTTGGATTTTCTTTAAAATATCTTTGTATGAAATATTCTTCTAAATATAATCCATTTTTAAAAGGTGGATAAATATCTTTATTTTTACAATAAAATAGTTCTGTTGGTTGTAACATATAATAATATAAAGTATATTAGTTTTATATTATTATAGTTATGAAAGTTTATTATTTAGAAGGTAGAGGTGGTTGCTGGATATATCATTTCATCGTATACAATTTAGGCGGTTTATATAATATTATAAATAAAATCAATCCTAGAAATAAAGATAGTACAAAATTATTAGGATTTAATAATATATATTATGATGATGATGATGATATTCAATATCCAATTCCTATTATTATTGATGGTCTTACAAATGGTAGAGGTGAATTAAATGAATGGCAGATAGATATATGTAAATATTTAAATACAAAAATAAAATTAATTAAATTAGATGAATTAAAACCTAATGATAAAATTATAAGCATATATGGGACTACTCTTAATCAAAATATAGCATGTGACAATCCACAAATATATTTTCCGTTTCTCCGTAATTTACTACTTGAGAATATAGATAATGATAATATTGAACAGTATAAAGGTAAACGGTTTTTTTTAACAAGAAAGTATACAAGACAATTTCACAATGGAACATTAAAAAAATATATATTAAATGAGGATGATCTTATGATAGTTTTAGAAAAATATAACTTTGAATACATAATTTTAGAAAATCTTAATATACAAAATAAAATAAAATTATTTAATAATGCTGATGTTATTTTATCAAGTAATATTGGAGGCTTTGTATTTAGTTTAGTCGCAAATAATAATACAAAAATTATAGAAATTGTTAATAAATCAGATGGTATATTACCTATACATTATAAACTAATATGTGATACACTAGGTATATCATATTATAGATATTCAAATATTTATGAAGACCATTATGGTAATTTTAATATTAATACTAATGATTTTGAAAAATATATTCATTCTATATTGTAATAATATATTATACATATATATCCAAAAATTAATATAAATATAATGTTTATATAATATTTATAGTAATGTTTTCGTTGTGTATACCAACTATTGACCGTTATCATAATTTCCTAAAAAATAATATTCCAAAATATATTTCTAATGATTTAATTGAAGAAATTATTATAACTGATGAAAATGGTAATGATATTCAACACATAAAAGAAAATTTTAATAGTAATAAACTCAAATTATACTTGAATGATTCTATATTAGGTCCATTATATAATAAATTAAAAGCTTGTAGTCTTGCTAAAAATGAATGGATCGCATTAATAGATTCTGATAATTTTGCGGATATTGATTATTTTCAAAAAGCGAAAGAATATATTGACTCTAATAATTTAACAAAAAATACAATTGTATCTCCATCACTGGGTAAACCAAATAATATTTATACAATGTTTAATAATCAAATTATTTCATTAGATTTTTTTCGTAAAGTTAAACCATATTTATTTAATTATATACAATTTAATAATGTACCTACTAAAAATAAATTACAATTATATATAATATGTTTAATGAATACAGGTAATTATATTATTAATAAGTATTTAATAGATAATATAAAAATAGATAGTGGTGATATATTAAGTATTAATAAACATCCATGGGATGTCATATATCTAAATACTTTATTATATGAACAATTTAATATTAAATTTCATGTAGTTAAAGATATGACATATATTCATACAGAACATCCGGATTCATTATTTATTACAACTCATCAAAAGTATAGTAATATTAATGAAATTGTTCATAATAGATTTTATAAATTATTTGATTGAATAATTTCTTCTACAGTTTTATAATTTATTAATAAATTATTCGCGGATACTCTATAATATACACCAGATGGTTTATTATCTAATATTTTAATATCATTTATTGGTTTATGATTCATTATATTACACATTTTATTAGCTAGTTCTTTAAAACTAGTAGGAATTGATGTTCCTATATTGTAGACATTTTTATTCGCAACATACATCATATTCATAACAAAACACACAATATCATCAATATGAACAAAATCACGCACACTATCACTCCATATGGTTATAGGATCTTCTTTATTAATTACTCTTTCTAATATACTAGGATAAGGATATGATAAGTCTTGATCATTACCATAACCTGAAAATGGACGAAAACAAATTATATCCAAATTATATTTCTTTCTACATAAATATGCTAAAAATTCGCCTGTTAGTTTAGCCCATCCATATGTCATATCAGGAATACCTATATTATCATTTTCAAAATCTAATAAGTCTTCCGATAATTTTCTACAATTATCAAAAGTTTGATATTTTATAGGATATGCCGCACTTGAACTGAAATAAATTATTTTTAAAGGATTAGTTTTGCGACACCAATCAAAAAATTTCATATCAATATCTATATTTTCACCTACCTTAAATAGTTCATTTTCTATGCTTTCACGTCCTTCTACAGTTGCAGCTAAGTGTATTACAATATCATATTGTTCTTCATTATATTTAAAAAAATTACGACAATCATCATTTATAATTTTTGTTTTTTTAATAGTATCATTTATATGACTACCTTTTGATATTAAATTATCAACAACAGTTATATTATATTGCGAAGTATTTAATAAATATGATACAAAATGTCGTCCAACAAAACCACATCCACCTGTAATTAAAACATTTTTGTTAAAAAATAATTCTTTTATTTTTTGAATAAAATTATTTGATATATGCTTATATGTACCATATTTTTTAATCCATTCATATCCGTCCTGTTGTTTTTTTTTCCTTTCTTCTGGATTATTTTTATAATACTTTATAATATCACTTATTTCACTAAAACTATCTATTTTTTTTACAATACCATTCGTCAATTTTTCAGCTGCTAGACTATCAGTTATAACAATACAACCATATGCCATAGCCTCAAATACTCTCTCTACAACTACATTATTAAATACATTATTTTTATGATGAAAACCCAATGATACAATACTACTTCTATATATATTTATACGTTCATCCTCATCCAAAAAACGTCCACCATTATGATTATAATCATATACAAAACTATTAGGTATTAACTTTGTTATATTAGTATAATATGAATTTCCAATAAAACAACAATCATATACATCATCTAAACGTATATTTTTTTGTAATTCATTTGGATTTATTGATGTAGCGAAAGTTAGTGGCACATAATTATTTATATTCTGTTGTAGTTCCCAACATTTTAAATGTTCTTCTAATATTGGTTTTTCATGAAAATGTTCACCTGTTATTATAAAATTTTTTAATTTTATTTTATCATACCATCTATGATGAAACCATAATATAAATATACTATTTTCATATTTATCTCTTAATTCATTAAGTTTATCAATATTTTGATGATGGTCTGCCATTACAAAAATATTAAATTTAGCATCATTAATATTATCAAACGATGTTATCGTTTCTGTATAATAACCATTCTGTTTAAATCCTTTAACAAATTTTGATATTGTAAAAAAATGAGTTCCTGGTGTAGGAAATACATGTGTATTTACTAAATATACTTTAAACATTTCTAATTAAATATATATATATTCTTTAAATTACAATAATACATTATTTTTACTAATTATAAATATGAATATAAATATAATATATTTATAAAATACTATGTTTGTTAATATTATTATTCCATTATATAATGGTATAGAATTTTTAGAAACAGCAATAAATTCCATTAAATCACAAACTTATAAATATTGGACTATTATTGTTGGAATTAATGGATATACTATAGATAGTGATGTTTATAAGAAAGCTAAATCATTTGAATTATTAAAAAATGAATTTGGTAATATTTATATTAATCTTTATGATACTAAAGGTAAAGAGAATACATGTAACCGTATGATAGATGATTGTAACCATGATATTATATGTTTATTAGATGTTGATGATTATTGGGAACCCACTAAACTTGAAAAACAAATAACTATTTGGCAACTAAATAAATATGATGTTATTGGAACCCATTGTAAATATTTTGGTGATATATCTGGTTCTCCATCTATACCATCATGTGAAATAATACCATCAACAATATTTAAATCTAATCCAATAATTAATAGTTCAATTATGATAAAAAAAACAGATGCTCATTGGATTAATAGGTTCTATTTAGATGATTATGATATGTGGCTTAGACTAACATTTGAAGGTAAAAGATTTTATAACATACCTGAAAAACTTACATGGCATAGAATTCATAAATCATCAGCATTCAATAATACAAATAATAATATGTTACCTAAACTCATGATGTATTGGCAATTTAAAATGAATGACCTTAGTACTATTGTTACATGCTATTATAATATAAAATCTAAATTTCAATCATCTCAATATATTGAATGGATGGACAACTTTTTATCATTACCACGTAATATGATAATTTTTACAGATGAACAATCCGCTTCTATTATAAAAAATATGCGTATTAAATATAAATTAGTAGCACGAACTCATATTATAATAAAAAAATTAGAAGATTGGGAAACTTATAAATATTATGACTTTTGGAAATACTGTCATTCAATTGATATTGAACAATCATATCATACACCTGAATTATATATGTTATGGAATGAAAAAACTTATTTTGTAAAACAATCTATAGAACTTAATCCATTTAAATCTTTTTGGTTTTTTTGGACAGATATTGGTTGTATTCGTAATAATTATATACTCAATTTTGTAAAAAATTATCCTAATCCATATAAAATTATTGATTTACCAACTAACAAATTCGTATTAGTAACTATAAATCCATTTATAAATAATGATTTTAAATTAAATGATAATAATATTCCAATTATATTTATGAATCAAGATAATAATAATTGCTGTAAAAGTATAAATAGAATTCAAGGTGGATTTTTTGGAGGTCATATAAACTCTTGGAAAATGTGGATTAATCTATATGATGAATATCTTAATAAGTTTATTAATAATAAAATATTTGCGGGTAAAGACCAATATGTTATGTCATCAATATATATTAATAATATTGATAAAATTAATTTAATTAATGCGAAAAATACATTTGGTGACCCTTGGTTTTACTTTTTACATCATTTCAATTGAGATGAAATTATTTTAGAATTTTTAACCATATCTATATATTTTTGCCATACAGCTGTTTCATTCCATATTTCATTAATTTCTGTATTACAATTAATTACATTTTTACTAAAATGTAGTTCTTTTGATGAGTTTATAAAAATTATATTATTCTTATTATAATTTTTTTTAAATAAATCTAGCAGAAAATATACATGATCTTTTGGATATCTAGATAATGCTATAATCGGTTTATTATCATTCATAATATTAATAAAACGATTTATACGTCTTTCATATTTTTTAATAACTATATCATAATAATCATTCCAATTTGATACTATCTGTTTATTTGTTTCTTCACCGATTACACCTTCACCAATTAATTCTTCATTAGTATTACTAAAATCATTAGGATAATCATGTGGAAATTCAAATCCATAATAATCTATTAAACGTGTTTTATTATGATTATATTTTAAATCTTTATGAAAATTAGCAAAATTATCTTCTATACACATTTTTATAGAACCTATATTAGATACAATCCAATCAAATGGTAATGCGAAGTCTCTTAAGTTTAGATTCCTTAATGCAGCTGCAGGTGAACAATCATATCCGATTGTTATATAATTATATTCCATTTAATAATATAAAAATATTATGTAACTTTAAATGTTTCTTTTATATATTCTGTTAATTTCATATTAGGTGGATATATTATATTTTTATTGATATGATTCATTTTATCATTATGTATAGCACTTATTAATTTCATATCTATTTCTATATTTCCTACTAATTTAAAACAACTATTAGGAAAATATTCATCTACTTTATAAGCACCATAATATATAGGTATACAATTATATATTAAACAATTCATAAATTTTTCTGAAATATAACAATTATGTCTATAATTCTCTACACATATATGATATTTATAATATAAATATGGCTCTTTCTCTTCAAACTTACCTTTAATTCGCGAATCATCTGTATTTAATAGTTCACATCCATAACCATATATATCAACTGGTAAATCAGTTTTTAATATTTTTTCAATCAACTCATACCTATATTTATGTCCTATTGCGTCTCTTTTTTTAGAAAAAATGATAGACATTACTCTATTTTTATTGTTTATGGGTTTTAATAATGGTGTTCCGTGCCACATAAATGAAAAATGTTCTATAAATGGTTCTGGTAAATTATATTTGGTACCTACAAAATATTTTCCAATATATTTTTTAGCATATTCAACAAATATATTAGTTAATCCTAAATACTCAATTGGCTCAAACGCTAAACCGATTACATTATCTTTTGATATATTTAAAGCAGGCATAGCTGTATTCATTATTATAGCATGTGTGAAATCATTATTATTTGTAAATATATATTTAGTTCCATAATCATTATCTAAATCAGTTTGACATAATCTTTTATATACATCAATACATGCGTCTGATGTACAAAAACTTGAAAAGAATTTTATTTTAATCATATTGATATTATCAATCTAATATTATTTAAATCAATATCATACCATCATCTATTATATTCAGACCATCTTTATTTTTTTCTTTATCTACAAACCAATTACTGGTTAAACATACTATCTTATCTTTATTAATATTCATATAAGCACTCCACCAACTGAATGATGAATTAGATATTATATTGTGATTACATTTAGCCATTAAATACATATCAATTACATCTTTTGGTAATTGGTTACTATTTTCATCTACATATATACATGAAATATTTAATTTTGAAAAATTGTTACGACACCAATCTAAATCATCAGAAAATATTAAAAATATTAAATCATGTCCTACTTTATTATGAATAATCTCTATTGCTTTTATAAAATATGACATATCTTGAACTGGATGAAAATGTTGTAATTTTAAATAATCACCACGTCTTACATGAATTGATACAGATATTTTAGTGACTTGATTATTTGATACTAATTTATTATATATATCATCTATAATTCTATTATGATTATCATTCAATTTAAATAAATCTAATATTCTTGCTTTATATATATTAAAAAATTGTGGATTTTGAAAATATCCATCCATTTTATATGACTTATTATGTGACAATATGATTGGTTTAAAATAACTATCAGGAAATCCAAATTGTAAGAATTGGATCTTACTATATTCACGAGTACTCAAACTATCAACTTTCTTTAATACATTATTCCAGTATACAGGCCGTGGATTAAATACAGAAGGTGATTCATTTATTTTTTCAAATATTGGATTTAAATTATTCATCCAAGCTATAGCACAAGTAGCTGCTATTTGAAACATTTGATTACCTAAACCACCTTTTAGATTACAAGATAAATAATATTTTTCCTTAAATTGAATAGTTTTATCATATCTCAAATATTCAACTGTCTTACCTTCAATATCACTATATGATTCACGTTGATAACCTAATGATGGATTAAATACATACCAATTACTTAATGGTTGTAAATTAATCCAATATGCGTCTAATGTGTAATGTTCCTTATTTGTTTCTTTCATCAATTTCATTAAACCTTCTCTATAATTTTTTAATAATGTATCATAGAAATTACTATTTACTATATATCCAGCTGTTGTTGATACAGCTATGGCTTTGTATAAATATGTATCATTTATATTATTCATATCTTGACGAGCGCCTCTAGATAAACTGACTATTTGCCAGCCATTGTCAACTTTTTTGAAATCATTATACAAATAGTTTATTGAATCATTAATATATTTATCATCATCTATAAAGTTGAAATCATCTTCTAATACCATTACATTATTCCATTTATTTTCAATCGCCATCTGTATCACTTTTATGTGACTCAATGTACAACCTATTGCTCCATTTTGATTTCGTACAGCCGATAATCTAACAAACTTATTAGATGGAATATGTAGTCTTTTAAATTCATTCAATATTTGTACATTTCTATCTATACGATTGTCTAAATTAATATATACTATTTTTTCTATATTATTTAACCAATTATTCATCAGTATAAATTATCATAGTAAATCTAATTTTAGATACTTAAATACTTTTTTTTAATAAGATTACAAAATGGATATTATAACTGGTGAAAAAATACAAGAGTTATGTGATATATTCGTATTACCTAACTATAAAATACAAACTCGTGATATTACACGAGTATTTTTATTAAATAGATTAAATTATTGGATAGATAATCCTAAAATAGTTTTCACATTTACAGATACGTTTGAGAAATCATTCGCTGAATTAGTTATACGATTACAACTTTTAAAAAATAAGTTCGTATTAGTTGTAAATCAATCTGATTATAAAATAGATGAACGATATGTATCTATTTTTGATAAAGTTCCTAATTTACTTCATATTTATGCAACTAATATTAATATCATACATAACAAGATTACTCCTATACCATTAGGTATTGCTAATAGTAATTGGAACCATGGTGATTTATCAATAATCAATAAATATATACAAAAATTAGAAAATATTAATAAAGATAAACTTATATATTTCTATTTTTCCATAGATACAGCAAGAATAATTAGAACTGAATGTTATAATAAAATTTCTAAAAAAGGTATTCCATTTTTAAATAATACAGACTATGATACATATATTGATACACTTTCACAATATAAATTTGCTATATCACCAGAAGGTAATGGAATAGATTGCCACCGATTTTGGGAAGCTTTATATGTAAAAACAATACCTATATGTTTACCAAATATAATAGTAAATTATTATGCTAAATATTTTCCAGTAGTAATTTTAAATGATTGGGATGAATTAGATATATCTAAATTAGAGGATATATATAATAATGTGGATTGGTCAAATTATGATAAATTAAATATGAAATATATTAAAAATATGATAGAACAAGAAACCAATATTTTATAAATATTTTAATATTGAATAATTTTTTATATATAGATATATTATTTCACTAATATATTAATGTGGAATCAAAGTGATTTAAACGGATTTATTAATAGTAGTCGCCAAAATATAGGCCAGATTAATTTATCAGATTCATTTGGTAAAAAATTATCTGAAATTTCTAAAAATAAAGATTATACTACATTTTTAGAAATAGGAACATGGAATGGTCTTGGTTCTACAGTATGTATATATGATGGTCTAAAAAATAGAGAAGATAATTGGATTTTTTATAGTCTTGAAGTTAATACTGACAAACTATCTTTCGCAAAAAATTATCATAAAAATACAAAAATAATTTTTTCAAATGATACTATTTTATCTAAAATACCATCATATGATGAAATAAAAACTATATTAAATGAAAATATAGTGAATGAATGGTTTAATAATGATTACGAAAATATGAAAACATCTAAATATTTTTTTGATAATCATAATATAAATTCATTTGATATGGTCTTATTAGATGGAGGAGAATATTATACATACTTTGAATATTTAGTAATTAAGGATAAAACAAAAATATTATGTTTAGATGATATTAATACAATTAAGTGTGCTAAAATATATAATGAGTTGATTAATGACAATAATTGGTATATATTAAATGAAAATAAATACGAACGTAATGGATGGGCTATATTTAAAAAAATATAGAATATTTTTCATATTAAAATTTAAATATTTTAATTAGATTAAATGAGTTCAATATGTAATATACCTGTATCAATTGGTGAATTATGGGATAAATATACAATATTATTAATAAAAAAAGATAATATAATAGCTAATGAAAAATTAATACATATTAATAATGAATTGGAACAATTAAAACTATTAATTTTAGAATATCCAATAAATGATACTATAACAAACGAACTATTATTATGTAATAAGAAACTATGGGATATTGAAGATAAAATACGAATTAAAGAATATAAAAAAGAGTTTGATAATGAATTTATAGAATTGGCAAGAGCCGTTTATTTTACAAACGATGAAAGAGCATCTATAAAAAAACAAATATCAATTTTATACAATTCAAATATAATGGAAGTTAAAAGTTATGTAAATTATAATTAATAAATTTTATAAATTAGTATTATGTACCTGATCTCTTAATATAATTCTTATAATATTAGCATTTAATCTATTTAATTTTTTTAATGGTAATATAATACCTATAAAACAAGAATCAATCATATATATTTCTTTACTATTTATTATAGTATCTAAGTAATATATTATAGGTTTACCTATAATATTGTTAAGTAATTCATATTTAAAAGTATTATTATTAACATATAAGTTTTCATCATTACATACTAATAATGTGTTAGTATCATTAAGATATTTATTGACTATATTTGATATATTTAATTTTTTATTATCACTAGATTTACTTTGTATAAATATTATATTATAATCTTTTATAGAATTATATATTTTTTTAGACATTTCTGTATAAGGTAAATACCAATATTTAAAAAATATATCAATATTCAAAAAAATATCATTATAGAATTGTATAATAAAACCATAATTTTCATTATTTATACTATCAAAATTTAATGTATAATCACTTTTTTTATTAAAATTGTTTTTACAATATTCTAAATATTTTTTGTTAGTTATTTTACTTTTTAAATATCTCTTATGTGTACCACATATAAATATATCATTATCAATATTATTATTACTAATAATATTATAACATTCATATGCTTCATTTGTATGATTGAATGGAACACATACTATACGTGGTTCATCTATAAAAAATAATTTAACATTATCATAATATTTATTTTTACATAAAAAATAAATTTTGTCATAATATTCTAATAATAGTCGCAATGCTCCAATTGAAAATAGATTATCACCAAGTCCATTATGAGACAAAAAGTAGGCATTCATTATATATCAAAGTAATTATATAATTATTTTAATATAATATCATATCATTACTATTTTAGCTTTTTTAAATCCATTAAACTTATCGCTCGCGCTTACTACGCTATATGCTCCCATATTACTCCACTTTAATATATTTCCTACTACAGGTTTATCTATAAATATATTATCTATTATCATATCTAAACCATCACATGTATTTCCCCATACAGTAGCCTTTACTAATTCATTAGTTTCATATCTTTTATATACAGTCATTGGATAATGTATTTGATAGTCAAACATTTTTCCACTAAATGAATTATATATTGAATCATTTATATATACGTGATAATGATTATTAATATACTTCACTCTTATTATTTTAGTATATAAATCTATACTATCCGAACTGAAATATCTACCAGGCTCTGCTATCCATTTCATATTTTTCATACAATCATCCGTAATATATGGTTTTATTATATTTGATAAGTTTCTAATATCTTCAATATTTGTCATACCACCACCTATATCAATTAATGAACAATTACCCTTCCAATAAGGTAATATATTTTTTTTTATAATATTTAATGTATTACCAAATGATTCCATATTACTACATCCAGAACCTACATGAAATGATAAGCCATATATATTATTACATCTAGATATTACTTTAATTGTATCAACTATAGACGCACCAAACTTACTATTGAACTTAACTAATGAATTATCTTCATATGATTTTATTCTCCATATTATTTTGATACCTTTATCAATTCTATTTATATAATTTACACTTTCTATATCATCACATACTATATATGGCACACGAAATTTTACAGCAATATTAATATCATCTATTGAACTACATGGATTAGCTAATATAGTCCTATTTAGTGGGTATTTTAATGACATAAGTTGATATAATTCTCCTTTACTAGCTATATCAAAATGAAAATTATATCTTATTAGTTCATTTATCATATACTTACTATTCAATGATTTTATAGCATAATAAGGTGTAATATTTGGTAAATATTTTTTCCAATAAAACACTTTATTAGATACATTATTTTTATTAAATATTCCAACTGACTCATAACTTTTCCTTATTAATCTTAATAAGTCACTATTTTTCATTAAATAATGTCTTTTCTAATTTTCTATTATATTATTTTTTATATCAATATATGTGATACAAATAATAATACATATAATATCGGATAAATTATTAAACTGACGCCATATTTTTTAAATGAAAAACCTAATATTTGTCCTATTGTATTCATTACTATGTCTTGCCACCGTCCATACCACCATTCGTCTACATTTGTATCAGGATTTAAATGACACTTATACATATATACTATATTTGTGCGTAGAATATGTTCTGTAATTTCCCATAATATACCAATTATAGATATTGATAACCAATATTGTGGATATAGTTGTGTTAATAACGCATAAAATATAACATGTGATAAACCCCATCCATCTAGATAATTCTTATATTTTTCATTGAATAATGTCTTCATTAATGGATCATCTATATTTAAGTAACACCTACGTACTGTACCATATATTAATATTAAAATTGCTACTACTGAAACTATCAACATCAATTTATAAAAACTTATTATATTTTCCATATATGATATCTTATTATAATATTATAATAAGGTATCTTCTCTGTGCTACAAGAAACACCTCACTCCCCCAATTAGAAGCCTCTTGGTTCAAGTCTTGCTAATAGCTTGTATCAATAATTGACACAATACCTTTTTCGTATATCAAATCCGGATGAGGCACCCTATATACTTTCGTATATATGATATACAAGCACCTACTATTCATTTATACTATTTTATCTCGTTTTAAACGCATTATTATAATATATTATCAACATAATGAATAGTCCAAGTAAAGATGATGATATACTTAAATTTGTATTTAAAAAGTGTCAAGAACCTGATATAGATGGGAAAAATAAAGTTATTTATCTCTTTCTTAAATACTATATTAATGCTCTTTGTAAAACTTATAGTTCTACTAAAAATATTATATATTCTATTGAATGTGCTGACCTAACTACACATATATTCAATATTATTTATAATTATACTCATCATATCCGTGTTAGTATATTTATGATGGAAAGAACTATTTTCTTATTTAATAGCTGTATAAATATAACTAATTCAACTGAAATGGATATTCCATTCATTAAAACTAGTATTATTCATAAAACTATCGGTAGTATCAATATTAACCATAAATTACATAACAAAAAATATGAAATATATACAGATATACATGCTATTCACATAATAGCACTATTTTTAAAAGATATATTTATTAAATTGACAAAAATTATTTATAATAATAATCCTAATAATTCTCTTATTAATTCTATCAATTCTCAAGAACTTATACCATCCATTGATAATATTACAAATGACCAAGATAATATTAATAGTGAACAAGAACCTTTACAATATCATTTAGAATATACTATGTTATTATTGCATTCAATATTATATCGTATTGTAATTGAAGGCTTTGAAAATTGGTTAGAAATTATATTAGATAATTTTGTTGATTTCAATCTAGACGATATTTATGAATATCCTAAACAAGTTAATATTATTCGTATCCGTCTGGAACTATTTTTATATTCTCAAAAACTATATAATGATTTTATTAAAGCTAAACACATATCTACTGCTCTACTTGACGAATATATTGATACTTTAGATAATGATGATAATCTTAATGAATATATGGATTATACTCAATCTATACGAAATCACTATCATTTCAAAGCTTTAAAAGATAAATTGAGCTCATATAATAAATAAGGTTATTATAATAACTTTAATTCTGTATATATAAAAAGTCATTCAAATATGCCTGGAGGCGTTATACAACTCATTTCAACGGGTAATCATGATATATATATTACAGGATGTCCTCAAATAACATTTTTTAAAAAAGTTTACAAAAAACATACACATTTCGCAATGGAAGCAATTGAACAAGAATTTAATGGTAATACCCTTTTTGGTTCATATATTTCTGCTACTTTATGTAGAGATGCAGATTTACTATCTAAATTATTACTTGAAATGAAATTTTCAGTTGAACCTATTACACCATTAGCATCAATGACATCCGTAAATGGATATATTACTCTTAGTAATGGAACATATTATGGAACTTTTAGTTTATATGAAAGTCTTGGTATAAAATATTTAGGTTTTAATAATTCTACATTAGGAACAATATATATAGGTAATTCTGTTCCTCCTAATATAACAGTAACTCAAGCGACTAATATTATAAATGCTATTATAACTAATCCACCTGCAACATTTACTTTAAACTATATTACTAATCAGATACCTCGTATTGCTACACGTATTATTGATTATATTGAGCTGACAATCGGTGGACAAATGATTGACCGCTTATATGGTGAATGGATTGATATATGGTTACAATTATCATCATCATACGAACAGTGGACATTATTAGAAAATATGATATATGGAGATAATCCATTATTTAATAACACATCTGTAACTTATCTTCCGATACCTTTTTGGTTTTCTAAAAATTATGGTTTAGCATTACCAATGATATCATTACAATATCATGAAGTAAAATGCAATATACAATTTAAAAATGAATTTAGTGGAATTGCCAAGTTATACGGAAATAATCCTTTAAATAATGCTTACTCAAGTAATGATCCCCTTACTCCATTAATGACAAAAACAGGAGATGTTTCTAATATTATACTGGATATTCCATTAAAAATTAATATTACAGATAGTCGTCTATTCGGTGATTATATCTTTTTAGATACAGATGAAAGAAGACTATTTGCTGGATTGAAACAAGAGTATCTCATAGAACAGACCCAATATTCAAATAAATTAGCATTAAGTTCAGGCATTAATATTAATGAACTTCATTTTAATCATCCTGTAAAAGAATTATTATGGTTTTATCAATTACCTTCAAATGATAATACATTCAATTATTGGGATAATTCAGGTAATGATATAATGAAGTCATGTAAAATTGAATTTAATGGTATTGAACGCTTTAAAACTAAAAATAACCACTATTTCCGCCTATTACAACCATATTATCATCATTCTGGTGCATATTTACAAGATGTATCCGGTGAATTAGGTGGTTTCTATACATACTCTTTCGGTCTTCATCCAGAACAATATCAACCAACAGGTACTTGTAATTTTAGTCGTATTAATAATGCTATAATGTATAGTAATGTTACACAAATTTGTAATATGTCTGTATATGCAACTAATTATAATGTATTAAGAGTAATGAATGGAATGGCTGGGTTAGGCTATGGAAATTAAATTATTATATATATTATATTATGAGCTCCATTTCGCTATTATTAACTAACAATATTAATAATATTGACCTTATTGATTATTTTGTTAATAATGTTACTATGCCTATGCCTGTATTTCCAGGCCAACAAATAGATAGAACATTATTACTTTATAAGGATAATCAATTTGACAAATGTAAGGGCGTTGTTGTTCGTGATGGAACAACATATACTAAAGAAGAAACACGCGACTATACATCTGCTCTTGTAACTGACCAAACATTTATTGATAATTTAACCTATTTTATTAATATGTTTTCTGTTTACATTGATTTAACTAATGTAAATATTGATGGTACAAATTATGTATGTAATTCGTATATTTCATTATCTGGTAAGAAGTACTATATTTTAGGAATACAACCAATGACACAATAAATTTATTTATTTTATTTATAATTTAATAATATAATGGATACTATATTATTAACTAATAACAATAATAATATTAATTTCATAGAATATTTTCTTGATAGTTTAACTACATTACAAATATTAACTAATTCATATACTATCAATAGAACATTACAATTATCAGTTATTGATAATATTGAAAGTTGTCATGGAATAGTTAAATTGAGTAATGTTCATATTAATCATACTCCCGTATTTGAAAAAGTAGAAAATATAGAATTTATATCAGCTATTATTAAAGATCAAACATTCATAAATAATTTATTATTATTTCAAAATGATTATAGTAATACTATATTAGATACGGAAGTAATAATAAATAATGATAGATATCATTGTAACAAATATATAGAAATTGCTGATAAGAAATATTATATTCTAAACCAAATATAAATTAAAAATATTTTTATATAAGTGAATATATATAAAATGATTTCAACTATTAACCGAAATATTGATGAAGATAATTATCTATCATCGCTTCAATATATACTTAATAATGGCGAATTACGGGAAACACGAAATTCAAAAACATTATCCGTATTTAACCAAAATTTAACCTTCAATATTCATAATCAATTTCCACTATTAACAACTAAACGTGTATATTGGAAAGGTGTCTTAGAAGAATTATTATGGTTTATTAAAGCTGATACAAATGCCTTTAATCTAGCAAATAATGGAGTACATATATGGGATGCTAATTCTACACGTGAATATTTAGATACACGACATCTTAACGAATATGAAGTAGGTGAATGTGGACCCATATATGGATATCAATGGCGTCATTTTAATGCTCAATATATTAAACAAAAAGATAGAGATAATAAATTGACATTAGAAAATAAGGGTGTTGATCAACTACAATATATTATAGATACAATAAAAACTGAACCTACATCTAGAAGGCTATTTATGTCTGCTTGGAATCCTACACAATTAGACGAAATGTGCCTTCCGCCATGTCATGTTTCATATCAATTTTATGTATCTCAAAATAAATATTTATCATGTTCTATGACACAACGTTCGGGTGATATGTTTTTAGGAGTACCATTTAATATAGCATCAACTTCTTTATTAACCTATATGATAGCATATATTACTAATTTAGAACCATATAAGGTTCATATTAATATAGGTGATGCTCATATATATCATGACCATATAGATGCAGTCAACGAACAGTTAAATAGATCACCATATGATATGCCTAAATTAGAAATTATAAAAAGAGATGATATAAAAAAAATTGAAGATTTTACAAATACTGATTTTATTATAAAAGACTATAATTGTCATCCAACTATAAAGGCTAAGATGATTGCTTAATTGATATAAAGACACTTTGTATTTTTTATATATAATATGAACCACTTATCACTATTAGATATAAAATATTTAGAAGTTTATAAAAGTCCATTTATAAAAAAACGTATTGGTAATACAGGTGATGGTTCATATATTATATGTGATATACCGGACCCAAAGTATGACGCATTTATATCAGGGGGAATAGATAAAAATATAGAGTTTGAATTAGAATTTTTAAAAATATATGATGATATTGATATATGTTATGCTTATGATGGAACTATTGATGATATTCCTTATAGTGATAAACCGACATTTAATAAAATAAAATTTATTAAGAAGAATATTGGTAGTGAAAATAATGATAAAATATCTAATTTAACTGAAGTATTTGAAAATTATAATAATATATTTATGAAACTTGATATAGAAGGTGGTGAATTTCCATTATTTAATACAATAAGTGACGATAATTTAAAAAAAATTAAACAACTAGTAATTGAAATACATGGCGCTCATCATTCCATTAATAATTGGAATATTTTAAAACAATTAAATAAATATCACAAAATTGTTCATTTTCATCCTAATAATTGTTGTGGAATATTAAAAATAAATAATATAAATGTTCCACACGTTTTTGAATGTACATTTGTTCGTAATGATTATAATATATCTATTCCAAATAATGAATTAATACCAACACCCTTAGATAAAAAAAATGTATCATATCATCCAGACATTTTTTTATATGGATATCCATATACTTCAAAATAATTAGATATATTAATTATTTAATCACTCTCACTCTCATTCTCATCATTATCCTCATTTACTAAATCTAATTTTACTTTATCTGTTATTATTCTATTGAATTGACAATAACCATTTTTTTCTTTTATATAATTGTTCACTATACTAACATAATTATTGAATAATTCTTGGGCACTATCACTATCATAACATAATGTTCTCAACTCATACAAAGGTGCCGCTAAATAATGAACTGATAATTGTTTATTAATATCATTCATACTTCTTTTTAATACGTCCTTTATTACGTCAACACCATCTGGATGGAAACAATGTAATTTCATTTCACCACAAAAATTCTGTAATGGAATCATACACAATTTTTCTATATTTACTAATAATTCCTTTTTAATATTATCATTAATATCAACTTTATCTAAAAGACTATTATCCTTATTTATACATTTAAATGCTATATATAAACATTCATATTCATCTAATAATATCCACATCCTTTCATATAAATTAACTATATCACAACTAAATTGTAATGATAATTTATATAAAATTGTATTAACTTTTTTACGGTTACTATATTCAATCATAAATTGTTGTTTATCTTCTTGTGTTACTTGTTTTCTAGATAAATTTATATATCCCCTATCTATATCTAATTGAGTTACTAAAGCAACTATTTCTTGTCCTTCTTTCACATGTTGATATATACTTTTAATCCTTCTAGCTGATACTTCAGCAAATATCATCATAGCTGATATATTTTTATATTCTATTAGTGTTCCATATACAGCTATTTCGTCAATTGCTGTTATTTTAAATAACACTAATTCATTCAATTCTGGAAAATTATTTCTTCTCATATTTAGATTATAATATTAAAGTTATAATATAAATATCAAATTTTAACCTTTAATTAGCAAATATTACACTTCCCATACCTCCTATTATCTCAAATACATTATGTGTAACTACATAGAAAAATATATCATATTCCATATTGAATAGCTCACTACATTGTGGATTCTCGTATTGTGCAGGATCTTTTAAATCCATCACAAATTCTATCTTTTTTATTTGTGAAAAATTACAAGCACCACTTGGTTGATATTTTTCAGGTTCCACTGCAAATGAATATAAATTAACACCAGGATGTCTATTATTTGTATGAGTAATGAATGGTTGATTTTTAGTAAAAAATGATCCCCGCTTAGGATCTATATACGCATTACCATTTAATAATATTTGAATATTTGAAATAATTTCAGGCTTATAATAATTCCAATTATTTGCATTTATTACTGGAATACAACTCAAATCACGATGATTCCATACACTCAATAAATTAGTTATATCTTCTGTATTATAAGCATTACTAGCAGATATAACATATTGATTATAACTTACATCTACCTTTCTATTAGTATCTGTTCTAAATCTACCCAACTTATTAAAATTAGAACCTAATACTCCATTATTAATACTTGTTGAATTGGTTGCTAACTGTAAATAATATGTTTGATAAGCATATGGGTCCATATCATCTTTATCTAAATTTGTATAATTAGACCAATCATTATGAGTAATATGAATACTTCTTTTAGGTAAAATATATATTTCTTTAGCTGGATGAAAAAATTCAACTTCAAATGTTGTTTTATTTTTAACACCATATTGTTGATAGAATAAAACTTTTTCAATTAAATATTTATGTGAATTTTTAGCAAAAAATGTACGTTCATCATTATCTAAAAATATATATGTTATTTCTAATCGCGGATCCATTGGCCACGGATTTCCACTCAATCTTGTGAAGTTTGATATATCATCATTCTGTGTTTCTGGTTTAATCCAATAATTTCTTACATATGAACCTGATGGCTCTAACATATATCCCATTCCTAAAGTTAATAAATCAAATTCATATGATTGGTCTAAACTATAATTTTGACTTTTTGTAACCAAATATAATTCATTAATTGGTCTAAATGTTACCTCTAGATATACCTCATGATATTGTAAAGCTATTAAAGGTAATGCTAAACCATTGTGTCTATGACACCAAAATGGTAGTGGAATACTCAATCTTTTAGCAGGTATTGAAGGCTTTGTATTCCAATTTTTATTTAAATATGTATATGAATTACTACCCAATGATGTAGTTGTTGTATCAACATATGGATATTTGCCCATTACATCTATTGGATTATTATATTCAGGTATATGCGCTATCATATCATAATATGTTTGTAATTGTTCATCACTATGAGTCATTTCATGATATAGATTAATATATTCACCAGTATATTCTTCTATTATTGAACTACCTACTATTATTCTAACATTGCTTATCATTTGTGTGCCTAAATATGGAATCCATTTAAAATATTTAGTAGGTGGAGCATAAATAGCCGGTATATTTATATTCAAAAATAATTTTGTCATTAAATCTGCGTTACGTGGAACACGCAATTTAATACGAGTAGGTAAATTAAAAGACAATGTATCAAAACTTTCAAAGTTTACCTCTATTGGTTGTATCGCAAAATGTGTAAATCTTCTATATACCATTTTAAAAAAGGTCATTTGTGGATTACCTGATAAATATAAATTTTCAGTTCCATATGCCTGTAATTGAATCAACCCACCTGGCATTACTCGTTCTTAATATACATATTTATTATTATTTTTATTCATAAACTTATATATTTTTGATATTATTAATGATACCGGCATATGCGAATGATATATTTCTACCTTTGTATCACTCTCACCATCTAATTTCCAATAACTGTATCTAGGTATATATATTATATTATATGGATGTGCCTTTATTAACACTTGTTGAGTTTCTTCTATATTATTCAATATACCATCTGTTATATTTTTTGAATATTTAGAGGGTATTATAGACAAATCTACATCCTTGTTAACTTTTATCAATAAATAAGGATAATAATGTGTCATAAATTTATCTTTTTCAAAATCACTCAATAATTTATTATCATATGTGTGTTTTATTGATATTGGTGAATATATTAAATATCGTTGAATATTGAAATATAATGTATCATTTTCTATATATGTCATCACAAATGGAAAAGGCTCTTTATATAGATTAGAACCATCTAATTTATCTATATCTTGCTGTAATATTTGATATTCATCATATGACAGTTTCATATAATTATATATATGAAGTAATACAAATATTAGAATTACTGATATTATAGAGATGGGTATATACTTATTCATTATGATAATATATATAAATTTGATTTAAAAAAAAACAGCATTTTATTTATTAAAACTCTTCAAAAATGTATCAAGAAATTACAGAAGAATCTCATCCATTTAACTATAATATTGATGAAAAATCTAATTACGATTATACACTCAATACACCTGATAATACATATAAACGAACTAATAGTCAAGATACCGATAATATATATAATAACTATGAATATGAATTTTATCAACATTCCAAATATATTAATGAATATGGCTCTATATCTCCACATGGACCTATTCTAGATACTCCAGATATGATTAAATTACCACTTAAATTACATCAAAAAAGAACACTATATCATATGTCTTTCCTTGAAAATCATAAAAATCGTATTATTGATGATAACTTTCTAATATTATCTGATAATGTTGGTAGTGGTAAGTCATACTGTATTTTATCTTTGATAGCTATGAATAGGACTGTAAATATGTATAATAATTTGTATAAAATATTACCTAAATATAATAGTATTAATACAAATTTTTCTCAACATCAATTAACAGGCATTTATATGAATGAAGCTAAATGTATTGAATTCAATTCAAATCTTATTGTAGTTCCACATAGTATATATACACAATGGTACAATTATATTAATTCTTATACAACTATACCTTTTATTGGTTTATCTACCTTATTAGAAATTAATAAATTGGGAAATAGTAAAGAAAAATTAATTGAAACATTAAATAGTGTATATATCATTCTTGTAAAATCAACCGTATATAACGATTTTATAAGATATTTAGAATCCTATAATCTTAGACAGGAAATACGTTATAAAAGTGTAAACACTGAGTTTGGTTTAGAAGATAAATATGTCATAGAATATGGTAGCAATAATGACATAGATGAGTGTAAATATGTATCATCACACTTTGATAGTATGATGTGTCGCACTTATATTATGAATAAATATGAATCATTTGTTAATGATTCTAAAAAAGACTTTGATAAAGCATTCAATTCTTTTTCAAATTTTATAATATCTCAAAATAAAGAATACACTTTGAGTAAAAACGATACAAATATTAATAATATTGGTCACTGTAAAGGATTAACTATTATTCAAGGCTTCATATTTCAACGTATCATATTTGATGAAGCTGATAGTATTAAGATACCTAGTTGTTCACACTATATAGGTAAGATGACATGGTTCATAACTTCTTCATTCCAATCATTATTATTTGATAGAAATTGTAATTTTCTAGATAAAGATACTAATCAACTAATAAGACCGTCAAATGGTATTACAGGATGTTCCTTAATTAATAGGTGTTTTAAAGATACTTATTGGGCATCACGTTATAAGTCAATTGATAAATCTTTTCGTATATTTTCAACTATTATTCGTAATCACCCTGAGTTCGTTAAAGTATCCATTGATATACCACGTCCTCAAGTCAATATGGTTAGATGTTATACACCGATTTCATTCAATGCTGTTCAAAATGCTTTAGGTCAGGATATATTAAAAGCATTAAATGCGGGCGATATTAATGAAGCATCTAGCCTATTAGGATATGAGATTAAGACAGAAGATGATATTATTGATAGTGTAACTATGTCATTGAATAATAAAAAGAATGAATTGAGTAGATCTAAATTAATAAAATTACATGAATCTTCTCTATTAGAGCAAGAAAGAATCACATTAAAAAATGAATATGAACGTCTTAAAGAATTATATAAAGATATTCCAGTAGATGAAAGACCTGATGAGTTTAATGATACTAAGAAAAATTATTATTCTATTAATAATCGTATTTTAAATATCAAAAAGACCATTGAAAATAATGAGAATGAAATAAATGACATTGATTCAAAAATTAAAAACATTGTTGAACGTCTTGAAAATCCTACTGCTAAGACATGTCCTATATGTATGGATAATATTCAAGTTCCATGTATTGTAATTTGTTGTAAAAACTTGTTCTGTATAGATTGTATTCAAAATAATATTAAAACTAGAAAAACGTGTCCATTATGTAGAGAAAAAATTGATAATAGCAAATTACATATAATAAAAGATGAAGAAAAGAAAGAAATAGATAATACTATGTCATTATTAGATAAATTAGATATAATATCGGAATATCTTCTAGATAATAGGAATAAACGTATTCTCATATTCTCTGAATATGAAAGGACATTTGAATTAATTGAAAAGCGTCTTACACAATTAGGTATTACACATTCTCGTATTATGGGTAATACATTACAAATTAATAAAACAATCAATGAATATAAAAATAATCGTATACAAGTCTTAATGTTGAATGCTAAATATTTTGGTGCTGGTATTAATTTACAAATGACTGATGAAATATTTGTATATCATCGTATGAGTAATGACCTTGAAAAACAAGTTATTGGTCGTGCTCAAAGATTAGGTAGAACTGACGCACTCAATATACACTATTTATGTTATGATAATGAGTATAATATTAATTCTTATAATGAAAATATAGGTCAAAATACAAATCACATAATAGAACAATATGAATAATTGCTTGATGATTCTATAGGTATCGTATACATTTTTTTTATTTCTTCATTATTCTTAATATTTTGTAAATAATCATTTATTATAATCTCTTTCTTAACTATTAGTCCCCTCTCACATATTTCATTCTTACACACATTTCTCATAATAATCTCAAATGGTCTTCGTAATAATGAATACGTCTTTATTTCACCCACATACATATCCCTCATTTCAAATATATCAGGTTCAATATTTGATGTTAATATATATGTATTATTATAAAGTCTTATTATGTCACCTACTTCAGGTAACAAGCCTCTATAATATGGGTTCTTTACATTAAAAAAAATTTTCATCTTTTTAATATAAAAGAATATTTTGAAACTAAAATCTAAATTTTTATTTTTTAAACATAATCTTCGCAATAGATAATTCTATTTTATTTATACTACTCTACGTAAATATCTATAGTATAAATATGATATTGATTCTCTATTATAATATAGCACATTCTTAATACGATTGGTGAATTCAATATTATGATATAAGTATTCATGAATATCATATTTTGATAGTTCTATACCATTATAATATATGTCATCCATGTTATTAATAACTTTATCACATATATTACATTTATCATTAAATATATAACCATATATACATACTGGTTTTGTATATACAGTTACTAACATTCTAAATAAAGAATCAAAATTAATATTGCTATAATAGTTTTTATTTGATTTATTTAATAATGGTTCACTTTCATCCATATTTATAATAGTAATATCAATTATATACTTAAGCTTTAAGTTCTATTGGTATTCGTGTAATCATATTAGCACCAGCTACATCAATTGGTAATGGATTTGGTAAAAAATAAGGTTGATTAGTCAATTTATCTTTAACAGTGCTATCATCACTTGTTCGTGTTCCATCTTCTGCTGAGCGTAAATGTTCAAATCTGTCAAATGGTGTATACGGAATATTGTGTATATTTACACGTGGATATTTCTTTTCATGTTTAATATCAACTTTTAAGTCTGGTTCCAAATTATAATGCTTCATATAACAGCATTCACTCATTTGTAGGTCACTTAAACATAATTCAAATCCGCGTTGGTCTTTACAACTACACTTATTTACAGGCATAAAATTATTAGTACATTGTTTATAGGACCCTGTATTACATGGTTTATATTCATTTCTATAACAAGTATCACCTCTAATTACACCTAAATGACATGATTTTGCTACATTTTCTCGTGGGAATTGTTTTACAGAACCACTTATAGGAATATATCTAAAGGCTGCTATAAAGCCTGAAAGAGCTAATACTGCTAATATGATTAGAATAATCTGTAAGCTCATTTATTATATCATAAATTGATATTTTTTTAGCTTAAAATGAAATATTTTCTTATATATATCAAAAATGAGAGTTTTAAAAAGAAATGGTCATCACCAAAATGTTTCATTTGACAAAGTTACCGCACGTATTGCTAATCTTTGTAAAATGGACCCTATTTTAACAGATATAGACCCTGAAATGGTAGCACAAAAAGTGTGTTCGCAAATATTTGATGGTATTCATACATCTAAATTAGATGAACTAGCAGCAGAAACGTGTACTCAATTATCTGTTAAACAGATGTCTTATGGTATTTTAGCATCTAGGTTAATCATATCTAATAATCATAAATTAACATTACCATTATTCAGTCAAACATTAGAAACTGTTGCTAAACACAATCCAAAATTAGTAGATAATAAAATATTAGAATTTGTATTACAAAATGCAGGAGAAATTGATAGATATGTAGATTATAATCGTGATTATATGTTTGATTACTTTGGTTTTAAAACATTAGAACGTGCCTATTTATTAAAAGCCAATGGTAAAGTTGTTGAACGTATTCAACATATGTTTATGCGTGTATCTCTTGGTCTTCATTGTGGAAATCTAGAAAGATGTTTTGAAACATACGACTTAATGTCTCAAAAATATTTTATTCACGCAACACCTACTCTATTTCACTCTGGAACACAACATCCACAACTGTTATCTTGCTTTTTAATGGGTGTTGAAGATAGTATTGCAGGTATATATAAGGCGATTGCTGATTGTGCGCAAATATCTAAATGGGCTGGTGGTATTGGAGTTCATATACACGATGTTAGAGGTGATAATGCTTTAATCCGTTCAACTAATGGTCGTTCTACTGGAATTATGCCGATGTTAAAAGTATTTAATGATGTAGCTCGTCACGTCAACCAATGTTTTACACCTGATACTTGGGTATATGGTGAAAAAGGGCCTATACAAATGAAAGATTGTAATATTGGTGATAATTTATATACTATTGATGGTTCATTAAAACCTATATTACAAATATCTATAAATGAAGTTGATAAAGAAATATTATCTATTACAAATGATATCCTAATAAAACCAGTTAGAGTTACTAAGGAACATCAAATATACGCAAGATTAAAAGATACTAAGCCACTATATATAAATGCTAGTGAGTTAAATACAAATTATTTTGTATCTTATCCAAAATATAATGAACAAATACATAAATCAAGTAGTGAATTATTAAATCTTAATAAAAAGATAGAAGAGACTAATGATTATTATATTGATGATAACTTATATTGGGTTCCTATACGTAACGTAGATATAACACATTATAAGGGTGCTGTATATGACTTTAATATGATGGATAATCATAATTATTTAACTGATATGGGTATTGTTCATAATTCAGGCAAAAGAAATGGTTCATTCGCAATGTATCTTGAACCACATCATATTGATATAATGGCATTTTTAGAAGCAAAGAAGAACCACGGTGATGAAAACTCACGTGCGCGTGACTTATTTTATGCTGTATGGCTTAGTGACCTATTTATGGAACGTGTTAAAAATAAGCAGATGTGGTCTCTAATGGACCCTGACACTTGTAAAGGCTTAAGTGAAGTCTATGGTAATGAATATAAGAAATTATATGAAGAATATGAAAAAGACACTACTAAAGTTATTAAACAAGTACCTGCTTTAGATGTATGGAAAGAAATAATAAAATCACAAATGGAAACAGGAACACCTTATATTTGTTATAAAGATGCTGGTAATGAAAAATCAAATCAAAAGAACTATGGAACTATTAAGAGTAGTAATTTATGCGTTGCTCCGGAAACATTTATTTTAACAGATAAAGGACATATTGAAATACAAAAACTTAAAGATGAACGAGTTAATGTATGGAATGGAACTGAATGGAGTGAAGTAGTTGTAAAACAGACTGGTGAAAATCAAGAATTAATTACGATTTACTTTAGTAATGGTAATAATTTAGCATGTACTAATTATCATAAGTTTTATATAATTGATGATAATGGTAATACTAAATGTATTGAAGCAAGAGAATTAAAAGAAGGAATGAATATTATTCCATATAAATATGAAAATAATGATTATATCAATAATATTACTATAACAAATATCAAAAATACTGGTAGAAAAGATAATACTTTTTGTTTCAATGAACCTAAAAGACATATGGGTATATTTAACGGTATTATAACAGGTAATTGTACCGAAATTTATGAGTATTCAGACCATAAAGAATATGCTTGTTGTACTTTAGCATCTATTGCCCTTCCTACATATGTTGAAGAATTTGACTATTCTACTATTAATTCTATTGAAGTTTATACAAAGAGTGATTGTAAATTCTGTAATTATAGCAAGAGTTTTTTAAAATCACGTGGATTGAGCCATATAGAACATAATTTAGATGATGATATAGTTAGAGGTGACTTTTTCAAAGAACTCAATAAGAAATCTGGTGGTATTGAATGCGATGGTGATAATTGTCGTATAGTATTAAAGAATAAGAGATTTACATCTGTTCCACAAATATTTATTAATGGTGAACATATTGGTGGATTTACTGAATTATATTCATATTTTAAGCCAACTTTCAATTTTAAAAAGTTATATGATGTTACTAAAGTTATCACTCGTAATCTTAATAAAGTCATTGATTTGAACTTTTATCCTGTTTCAGAAACACGTATTTCTAATTTCCGTCATCGTCCTATTGGTATCGGTGTTCAAGGTTTAGCTGATGTATATGCTAAATATCGTGTCAGTTTTGATAGTCAAAATGCTAGTGAATTGAATAAACAGATATTCGCTACTATTTATTACGCATCTTGTGAAGCAAGTTATGAATTATCACAAGAATTTGCTACACATATACACAATAATATGTTATTATCTACTGAAAATAGAGACCCTATGATATTACCAGAAGATATTGAAATGTATAATAATAATGACCGCTATTTAGGGTCATATCATACATTTAAAGGCTCTCCTATATCACAAGGACAATTTCAGTTTGATTTATGGAAGGCATCTCCATTAAAATCGGTCGGTTGTATATATAATGCGGATGGTTCTATTAAAACTGAGTTAAAAGGTGCTATGACGTTTAATTGGGAAGACTTAAGACATAAAATTATGGAAAATGGTATGCGTAATTCATTATTATTAGCACCTATGCCTACCGCATCAACAAGTCAAATATTAGGTAATAATGAATGTATTGAGCCATTCACATCTAATATATATTCACGTGGTACTTTAGCAGGTCAATTTGTAGTATTGAATAAATATTTAATGAATGATTTACAAGCTATAGGAGTATGGAGTAATGATTTAATGGATACTATTATTTTAAATAATGGTTCTATTAATGGTATTAGTGCTATTCCAGAAGTTATTCGTAATACTTATAAAGTTGTATGGGACTTATCAATGAAATCATTGATAGACCAAGCAGCAGATAGAGGGATTTATATTTGTCAATCACAAAGTCTCAATTTATGGTTAGAAGACCCCGATTTGAGTAAATTAACTTCTATGCATTTTTATGCTTGGCAAAAAGGATTAAAAACTGGTATTTATTACTTACGGAGAAGAGCAGTTAGTAAGGCACAAACATTTAGTATTGATGCGGCAAAAACTACTGTTAATAAGAATGAAGGAAGTAAGGAAAGTGATTGTTTAATGTGTAGTAGTTAATCAACAAAGATAATTGATATAATAATTTATTATATAATTTATCTATTTCTTAATAGACATACATTGTAATTGAGAACGATAACTATGACCTTTTAATGGTTGTAAATTATTTGTTTTTACATATGTATCCCATACACTTTTAATTTCTGCTATATTATAATTTGTTATACATACTATAGTCTTATTTTTTAATGTAGTATCTATTAACTCTAATATAGTAGTTAAGTCGTCACCTTTCTCAGTATCAATATAAACTAAATCATATTTATCAGGTAAAAATGATAGATTAGATACTTGAATATTATTAGAACATAGAACCATTGGATATTTTTTAGCAAATTCACTATCACTAAATGTAATAACTGTAGTTTTTGCTTTTTTATTTGCTTCACTAAATATTACTGGAACTATTCCCGCATCTAAACCAATTGATAAAATATTTTGAATATTGTTGTTTAATGACAAATTACATAATTGTTTAAATTGCATAATTATTGATTGATTATAATCTGCTTTATTTGAACTTAATAGACGTAAATCATTCCCTACTTTATATTCTTTCCAAACATCATTTATACTATTATTATATGCTTTCAAACTATCATCTAATTCTTGTTTTATTTTAAATTCTTTAGCAAACATTAAAAAATCTAATTGGTCTGCTTGTTTTACCATAAATCTATTTGGGTCTTCTGGATAATGTGCTAATAATATATTAGTGGATGGTCTTGCTGGTTTTATAGTGACTAAATTATTTAATGATACGTTCAATAATTTATTTTTATTTGCTATATTTCCTATTACTACACAATCTATTGCTGTTGGTGGTAATTTAACCATACTTTTACGCATATCATCAAAAAACTTTGTGATAATTTCACTATTTTTATACATAATAAATGCGGATGGAACTATTGTATTACCATTTTCAGGTCCGTTTGTAAATACTTTATCATCTTCAATACTATTTAATAATTGATTTAAGTCACCATGTACTAATACATTAATATCTAAATATAATACTTTATTATATTCTTTTAATATAGGTAAATCAAATTGGTCTAATAATAGAGTTCTATAACTTGGATTATTATTAAATAATTGAATATTGACACGGTCGTTAATTAAATGACTATCTATAATTTTATTTTTATAAGTTTCTGATGTATAAAGAATAATATCAGTATTATCATTTAAGTTACCAAAAGTATAAATACTATCTAATTGATTATATAATACATCAATATAGCGGTCATCATTCCATAAGCGAAGACAAATACAATCCTTCATTCTATATATTATATTATTATTTTTAATAATATTTGATTTAAAATTAATAAAATTAAATATTATATTGAAAAAGTAAAAATGTCTTCTTCAAGTAATGATAATAAAGCAAATATAGCAGCACGTGTCGCCTCTAATGTACGAACACTATATACAAAACGTGGTTATGCTATATATAAGAAATATTATTCATCAAAAACATTGAATAAAACGAAAAAGGATTTAATGATGACACCATTTTCATTGAATGATTTCAATAATAAACCATCAGCATTTCCAATATTTTTAGAAAGTCCTCAAAAATTATATTTACCAAAGCATTATGGTTTTACAGAATTTGGAACGCCTGATAATATAAAAATAGATAGAGGAGAACCTATAGAATTGAAGTTTAATGGTTCTTTGAAAGAACAACAAATGGAAGTTGTAAATAAGTTTTTAGATAGTTGTATTTTGACAGATAATTTTGACCAACGTGAATTATTAACAAAAACTAATGGAGGTATTGTCAGTGTTCCATGTGGTGCTGGAAAGTGCCACCTACGTGATACTCCCATACTAATGTATGATGGTTCAATTAAGATGGTTCAAGATGTAATAGTTGGAGACCAAGTAATGGGTGATGATTCAACTCCAAGAAATGTTTTACAATTAGGACGTGGTAGAGAAATAATGTATCGTGTTGTTTCAACAAAAGGAGACCCATATGTAGTTAATAAAAGTCATATACTATCATTAAAAGTATCTACACATATTAATAATAGTCGTCCAAAAGGTAGTATAGTTGATATTAGTGTAGAAGACTATTTAAAATTACCTAAATCATATCACGGTAAAGGTGGTCCTTTATTAGGGTATAGAGTAGGTGTAACATTTCCACACAAGAATATAGGTTTTGACCCTTATATATTAGGTTATTGGCTTGGTGATGGTTCTAGTAAAGGTTCCGGATTTTCATCTCAAGACGCTTGTGTATTATATGGTATTCGTGATATATTAAAAAATAAATATGACAATCTATTTATTAGTTATGTAAGTCAGTATGATTATAGAATTACTTCTATTAAAAAAGGTAGTAGATGTAATGAATTTTTAAACTTTTTAAAAGATAATAATTTAATTGATAATAAACATATACCACATATATATAAATGCAATTCGCGAGATATACAATTACAAGTATTAGCAGGAATTATTGATTCGGATGGTTCATATACTAAAGGCGGTTTTGATATTATACAGAAAAATGAGAAACTATTAGATGATATTATATATATCGCACGTTCTCTTGGTTTTGCTGCCTATAAATTAAAATGTGAAAAATCTTGTATATATAAGGGTGAAAGGAAAACAGGAACTTATTATAGAACAAATATTCACGGTAAAGGATTAGAAGAAATACCAGTTAAAATACCTCGTAAAAAAGCATCACCTAGAAAACAAATAAAAGATGTCTTATCTACACGTATTCGTTTAGAAGAACTACCAGAAGATGATTATTATGGATTTGAATTAGATGGTAATAGACGATATCTATTAGGCGACTTTACTGTTACACATAATACGGTAATGGGTCTTAATATTATAGCACAATTATCACGAAAAACTATTATAGTAGTTCATAAAGAGTTTTTAATGAACCAATGGAAAGAACGTATTAAACAATTTCTTCCAGGTGCTCGTGTTGGAACTATACAAGGTAAAACAATTGATATAGATAACAAAGATATAGTATTATGTATGCTTCAAAGTTTATCACAAAAGGAGTATGATATTGATTTGTTTGATAGCTTTGGCCTTGTAATTGTAGATGAATCGCATCATATATCAGCTGAAGTATTCTCAAGGTCTCTTCCTAAAATTAACTCGTTCTATTCATTAGGTTTATCTGCTACACCAAATAGAACGGATGGTCTATCTAAAGTATTCTATATGTATCTTGGACCAATGATATATAAAAGTGATAAAAGACCTGATAAAAAAATTCGTGTTAATGCTATTCGTTATATGGATAGAAATGAAGATTATTCTCGTGAAGAAACATCCGTTATTGGTAAAGCTTGTCTTCCTAAAATGATTACTAATATAGTTAATCACGATGCACGAAACCATATGATAGAAACATTGGTATATAAATTAGTTCATTCAAATGAAGCAGAACCACGTAAAATATTACTATTGAGCGACCGCAGAGACCATTTAGAAGACTTTTATAAAAGATGTAGTAAGTTCGCATCTGTTGGCTTCTATGTTGGCGGTATGAAACAGAAAGATTTAGATATTTCTGAAAAACAACAAGTTATTCTTGGGACATATCCTATGAGTTCCGAGGGTTTAGATATAGGTGATTTAAATACTGTCATATTCACTACACCTAAAAGTAATATAGAACAATCTATAGGTAGAATTGTTAGAAAACAACACGCAATTGAACCATTAGCATTTGATATTATTGATGATTTCTCTGTATTTCCTAATCAATATAAAAAACGATTACAAATCTACAAAAAACTTGAATATGATATATATGAATTACGTGTTAAAGTACAAGACTATTCACCTACTTCTAATCCATTTGATATGTTATTAGATGCGCCATATTCAAAAATTGAAACCGGTAGGAAAAAGAAAAATAATAAACCTGATAGTGATAGTGATAGTGATAATGAAAATGAAACTAATGTATCTAATAGGTTAATGAATGAGTGTTTAATTGATGAATAATGTATATTTTATACTATTTTACAAATAATTAATAATGTTGTAAAATATTATTACTTTCTTTCTAAATTGTATTTTCTAAATGCTGGTTCATTATCAATTGATGATGTCCATCCATTCATTACCTTATTCCAATACATTGATTTTACTATTTCACCTTTTTTATATATCTTATCAAATCTATCTATATTTTTTATTGTTGGCACTAATAATAATCCACCTTTTGATATACGTGTATAAAATGGTTTATACTTTTCACAAAATTCAGCAAATGGACTACTTTTTTCTTCCATATAATTTACACATACTGAATTTTTCAATTTATTCATTGGTTTAAAATATCTATACCACTTACTCTTTTTTCCATCTACTGTTACATATAATATTTGAATATCATCTAAATCATTCTTTAATATATTGAGTAGACGACTATTATCTACCTTAACAAAATTTATATTACTTTCCTTATCTAATTCTAATTCAGAATGTATGAAATAAGCATTACCCAATTGTATAGCAGAATAATTATTTTCTACAAATTCAATACTCTTACTATCTCTATATTCTATATCAGGTAATGGTGTAAAATTCTTACACATTGTTACTGTTATATTATGTAACTCAGTATTTTCAGTATTTTCTGTATGACGCTCAAACATTCTAGATGCTATGATTTCATTACCTGGCATAGATGATACTGTCACTGTTAAAAATCGTTTAGGATTTTGTAATTGTGTTGAAAAAAAACCATATGAACATAGTAAATTATCTATAGATACATATTCACTTACTAAATGTAAATTTGTATTATCATATACATCCATATATGAATCATTTTCAGTATTTTTATAATAGACTTTATCACCTTTCTTATCTATTATATGAAATATTGGATAATTCATAATAGATTTTAAATTTTCTACTATATCGTTTTTATCAGTATAATTTGTATTAAAAGTATGTTCTTTCTTATTACCATCAAAATCATAATCAAATGTCATATAAGTAATCTTATAAAAGGGACGTATTCGTATATATTGATTCCATTCATTTGTCAATTCTTCCAATGAATTAAACTTATAATTCGTATATGTTCCATCATATTGCGGTATTTCTATTACAAACTTAGCTTTATTAATATTACCTTTTATTACCTTTGACATTGCCAACTTTATCTTTATATTTTTCCTTATTTTTATATCTATAAATACCCTATTTTAACTTTCATAAATTTTTAATACTCTTGCTGATGGATCTATATACTCGCTTATCTCTTTTCCATCACTATCCCATTTTGGTTGCCAATAACAAGGTAATACTGT